TCGGTGACTCTAACGGTCTTCGTAACGGTCTCGTACTGAACAACTGGAACGGCTTCCGTGTCTATGTGTCCAACAACCTGCCAACTATCGGCACTGGTCCATCGACAACAGGTACAGCCGCTCAAAGCACTAACTTCGGTGCTATCGTAGCTGGTCATGATTCTGCTGTAGCAACTGCAGAGCAGATCAACAAAACAGAAACATACCGTGACCCAGACAGCTTTGCTGATATTGTTCGTGGTATGCATCTATACGGTCGCAAGATCCTTCGCCCAGAAGCTCTTGTAACAGCTAAGTACAACTTGGCCTAAGAACAAACTAGGGGCTGGCTACTCGCTGGCCCCTAACTACCTTTAATCCACTTAGGATAACTCTATGGCTACCTATGTATCGCTAGTAAATGAACTACTAAGACGTATGAATGAAGTTACCCTTGACACAGCGGGTGATGGCTTTGATACAACACGTAACGTTCAAGCTCTAGCCAAGGATGCAATTAATAGTAGCATTAGACTTATTCTACAAGATGGTCAAGAGTGGCCCTTCCTTAAGAATACCTATACACAAACATTGGCAGTAGGTACCCGTCAGTACAGCTTCCCAGCCGATTACTCTAGTGTTGACTGGGATACTTTCTATATTAAGCAACTTGCCTCTGAGAGTAATGGACCGCACTTACTTAAGTCTATTTCGTATGATGACTATGTCCGTAACTACCGCACCTCGGACGATACAGGTGACTTAGTTAACGGTGAGGCTGCTCCCACAGTAGTGTATCAAACCTACGGAGACAAGTTCGGTGTAACACCTGTACCTAACGCTGCATACGAAATAGAATACGTGTACTGGTCTTACCCTCAGGACCTTACAGTGTACAGCGATGTAGCTATTATACCAGATCGCTTTAAACACGTAGTTATTGACGGTGCCATGATGTTTATGATGAGATTCCGTAGTAATGAGCAGAGTGCTTCAATGCACCAAAAGAACTTTGAGGACGGCATTAAGACTATGCGGCGTGTACTTCTAGATGATCCACTAGGCCTTAGATCTTTAGTTGTGTCCCAGGGACGTGCAACAGCGTTTAGCGGTTCTCTCTAATGGCTGACAATCTAGCCTCATTTAAAGTCTTCTGCCAAGGCGGTCTAAACACCAGCCGTGATGTGCTGTCACAGGGTGAGACACAGCCGGGTTCAGCTATCTCTTTGATTAACTACGAGCCTGCTGTTACAGGTGGCTACAGAAAGATCAACGGTTACTTAAATGATTATGGTACTATTTCTGGCACAGGAAATGTTTTAGGTGTTTGCGTATCTAATGGTATTAATGATGGTATCCTTGGTTGTCGTAAGCCTACTAGCGGCAATAACTATCTGCACTACTGGGATAATTCCACTGAAGCTTGGGTAGCAGTTACTACATCTGGCTCCCCTACGATGACAGGCGTAACAAAGGTTCGCTTTTCTAAGTTTAACTGGGGAACACCTGAAGTAATACTTACTGATGGCATTAATCCTGCAGCATCATATGCTGGTACTACTTATACGCAGATTACACACGCTGATGCACCTAGTGCCCCTAAGTATTCTACATTCTTTCAGAACCACTTATTCCTAGCTGGTGACCCAAGCGAAGACACTAATTTATACTTTAGTTCACCTTACGATGTTACTGACTTTTCTACTGCAGGCGGTGCTGGTGTCATCAATGTAGGCTTTCCCATTGTAGCTATTAAGCCTTTTCGTGATACATTATATATCTTTGGTACGAACAACATCCGAAAGCTTACAGGTAACAACATTGCTAACTTTGTGCTTGAAAATGTTACAGATGACCTTGGTTGTTTAGCTACGGATAGCGTTATTGAAATTGGCGGCGACTTGTTGTTCCTCTCTCAAGACGGCCTACGCCCTGTGAGTGGTACAGATAAAATCGGTGATGTCAACCTTGAGACAGTATCCAAAGACATTCAGTCTATCTTTACTGATGTTATCTTTGACATAGACCTTGAGGGACTTAACGCTGTTGTGATTCGCCAGAAGACACAGTTTCGTTACTTCTTCTCTGGTAGTGATACTCAGGGTATTATAGGCGGCTTTAGGCAGACCGCTAACGGCTTGCAGTTTGAATACAGTCAGATGCTAGGTATTACTGCTACCTGTGCAGACAGTGGCTACATCGGTCAGAACGAGTTTGTCATACATGGTGACTCATCAGGTAAAGTACATAGACAGGAACGTGCCTTTAGCTTTGATGGTGATCCAATATTTTCTGTGTTTCAGACACCGTTCTTTCACATGCAAGACCCTGAGCAGCGCAAGATATTCTACACGGTAGCTACTTACTTGCGTTCTGAGGGTGACAACGATATTGTTATGTCTACACTGTATGACTACGAGGATGTAGACACACTGAGTCCCACTAACTTTACACTTAGTACAGCAGGTGCTGCTGCATATTACAACGAAGCTTTGTATAATAGCACAGCTATCTTTGACGGTAATCCTGCACCTGTACGTAGAACAAACATATCTGGCTCAGGTAAGTCAGCATCACTAAAATACGTTACCAATGACACAAGTGCCTCCCACAGTATTCAAGGCATAGTAATTACCTTCGGGGTAGGAGATAGATTATAACATGGCAGGTTACACTAGACAGTCAGTAGCAGATATTATCGCCAATGCGGTTATTAAAGCTGCCCCAGTAAACGCAGAGTACAATGCTATTCGTGATGCTTTCGCCTTTTCAGGTGGACATAAGCATGATGGTTCTTCTACGGAAGGTGCTTATGTTCCCCTTATTGCGGATGTAGATGCTTTAAACAAAGCAGTAGTAGACACAGCTAATAATCGTATCAGCTTCTTTAGTGAAGTAGGTGGTGCAGCTGTTGAGCAAGTACGCATTCAAGATGGTGCTATTGTACCTGTAACGGATAATGACATTGACCTTGGTACTTCATCACTTAAGTTTAAGAACTTATACGTAGAAGGTATAGGAGCAATAGGCTCTGTAACTATTCTTGGTGGTGCTGTAGACGATGCAGTAATTGGTGGAACTACCCCAGCTGCTGGTACGTTTACGTCTTTAATAGCTGCTACTGCAGACCTTAATGGTGGGACTATTGATGATGCAGCTATCGGTGGTACAACTCCTTCTACTGGTGCATTCACCAACATAACTGCATCAGGTACGTCTGACCTGACAGGAACAACAACCATTACATCCGCTGACATTGACTCTGGTGCAATGGATAACACTGTCATTGGCGCAGCTACACCTGCTGCTATCACAGGTACTACTATTACAGGTACGTCACTTATTGGCCCTCTCACAGGAGATGTTACTGGCGATGTCACGGGTGACTTAACTGGAGATGTCACAGGTGATCTGACAGGTAATGTAACAGGAAATGTAACGGGTAACTTAGATGGTATTGTTGGTTCTTCCAGTCCTGCTGCTGGTAGCTTTACAACTGTATCGACATCTGGACAGGCAACCCTTGCGACTGTTGATGTTAATGGCGGTAGCATTGACGGTACTATTATTGGAGCATCAACTGCTGCAGCTATAACTGGTACAACCATTACAGGTACTAGCCTTGTAGGTCCAGTTACAGGTAACGTCACAGGTGATCTAACAGGTGATGTAACAGGAGACTTGACTGGTGATGTAACTGGTAACGTCAATGCTTCGTCTGGTTCATCTACCTTTAACAATGTTGTAATTGATGGTACACTGAATATGAATGCTGGAACTACAGCTACTATTCAGAACCTTACTGCACCAGTAAATGACCTTGACGCAGCCACGAAAAAGTATGTTGACGATGAAGTAGCTGCCCTTGTAGACTCTGCTCCCGGTACACTAGATACACTGAATGAGCTTGCTGCAGCACTAGGTGACGATGCAGACTTTAGTAATACTGTAACAACTAGCATAGCAACCAAGCTACCCCTAGCAGGTGGTACGATGACTGGTGCTATTGCTATGGGTACATCTAAGATTACTGGCTTAGGTGATCCGACTGCAGCCCAAGACGCAATGACCAAAGCATATGCTGACACTACTTACTTAGGTAAAGCTGGTGGCACTATGACTGGTGCTATTGACATGGGTAGTGCTAAGATTACAACTACCTACACACCTACAGATAATGCTGATCTTACAACTAAGACGTATGTAGATGCTATCTTAGGTTCAGGAAGTGATGCCGCCGCAAGTGCCGCTGCAGCCGCTACATCAGAGACTAACGCAGCTACTTCAGAAACTAATGCTGCAACCTCTGAGACAAATGCAGCTACCAGTGAAGCTAATGCCGCAGCATCATATGATGACTTTGATGACCGCTACCTTGGTGCTAAGTCTTCTGCCCCTACAGTAGACAACGATGGTGATGCACTTATTATTGGTGCTTTGTACTTTAACAACACAACTAACATCATGTACGTCTATGGTTCTGGTGGGTGGCAAGCTGCTGGTTCATCCGTTAACGGTACATCTGATCGTGTTACATATACTGCTACTGCTGGTCAGACAGTCTTTGCTGCTACATACGATACAGGTTATATAGATGTATACTTGAACGGTGTTAAACTGGCACCTGCTGACTTCACTGCAACTAATGGTACAAGTGTTACACTTGCATCAGGTGCAGCAGTAAATGACATTGTAGACCTTGTAGCCTACGGTACATTTGTACTGGCAGATCACTACACTGAAGCACAATCAGACGCACGGTATGTGAACCTGTCTGGCGATACTATGACGGGTGATCTGAACATCACGGGTACTTTGACTAGCGATGGGCTGACTGTGGGAATTGGCGATAATATTGGAGTAAACGCAGGTAATGGGTTTGCTGTTGATGCGTCAAGCAACATTGATTTTACTTCTGGCGGTGTAAAGTCTCTTCGGATTAAAGAGGGCGACATCAGCTTCTACGAGGACACAGGCACCACGCCAAAGTTCTTCTGGGATGCGAGTGCGGAGAGCTTATCAATAGGAAGCCCGTCATCAGATAACGTAACGATTTATTCTACAGATGACGTTCCTCGTCTTGAATTTGAGCAGGGAGGAACTGTGTATGCTGATATTGGGCATCGTGGCGCATCTGCTGGGGCAAGGCAAAACATCTTTGAAATAACAACCAAGCAAGCGGAGCCTATGGCGTTCCGCACCAACAATTCAGAACGCATGCGCATCGACAGCAGCGGATCGGTGGGGATTGGCACGAGTTCGCCATATGCGGCTTTAACATCTGTAAATTCTGGCGCACTAACTTTAAATAGCAATGACGGCAATCATAATGGTTTTGGGTTATTCTTAACTCCATCCACAATATCAACAAATACTGTAAACTCTGCTATTGGGTTTGGCAGTGATGGGTCAGGAAGAAAATACGCTGCCATTGGTATGCAGACTTATGGGGATGTAGATCAAACAGGATTAAACTTCTACGTCCAATCAAATGCATCAGGGTCATCTGCGGTCTTGTCAGAAGCCATGCGCATCAAACCGTCAGGATCGGTTGGGATTGGCACGAGTTCGCCTAGCTATACAATCCATACCAAGTCAAGTTCAGGCGGTGTTGGTTTAATAGAAAGCACATCTTCGAACAGCGATTTGTATTTTAAAGACAGCGGTACGTCATACAACTACTCTAACGCAATAGGTTCTGTCGGTAATGCTTTGCGCTTTAGAAGTGGTGACGGCTCAGAAGCCATGCGCATCGACTCGTCGCAGCGGGTTTTGATTGGGCATGATTCATCTATTGCAATAGAAGGCGGCAATCAAAACCTTCAGCTTGTAGGCACAAGTTCAAACGATGGTCTTTCTATTG